GGGGTGACGGCGGACGCATGATCCAGTATCGCGGCACGACACGAGCGGAAATGGAGCGTGTAGGCCTCGCCCTCCCGCGCCGGATCTATCAATGCCTGGATTGCCAGACGACGTATCCATACAAGGACGCCTATGACCATTGGTTGAAGTGCTTGACGAGTCCCAAGGCTGACACGCTGACACAACCCCAGCTCCGTCAGGGGGACAGGAAGGAGTCACGGTGACGACGCTATGCCGCACGACGAGGAAGCGTGGCTTACGTTCTGGCGAAATCTGGCTATTGGGGTCATTTCTCTGTTGCTTGCCGCTGGCGGGCTGGCTATTGGGATATGGTCTCGCGGGATCGAATCCGAACTTACCCGACAAGACGCCGTTAATAAAATCCAGTGGGAGCGCCTTAGCGATCACGCGACCCACACCAACCGTCTCAGCGCCAATGAGCGAGAAATCATCGACCTCCAAGGCCGACTTCGGGAAGTCGAAATAAGGTTGGGGAGGCGGTAGTACTAAAATGTGGGTATTTTTCAGGAATTAGTAGTTGAGTCGGTTCACCTGTCACAAGGAGTGATGATGGATCTCAAAACGATTAACTGGAAAACCACAGGCTACGCGATCGGCTACTTCGGTTGCTACCTGTTGGGAAAGTTCATCCCGGCTGCGGAAAGTCTGTGCGAAGTGGTCGCTGGGCTGATTGTCACGGCGGGATTTGTGTCGGCGGCAGACGCCTCTCGTGTGGATAGCGTCGTGCGAGCCGTCGATGCCATTGCGTGGAAGAACGAGATCAATCCGGCCACTCTCACCCCGACGAAATAGGAGTCTCATGCCGGGGGATGTGGGGCTGGTAGCCAAAGTGGTCGAGGCGGTGTTCTCGTGGGCGACCGATGAGGACGGGCTGAAGGAACTTGTCAAGCGTCGGTCGCTCAAGAACAAGAAAGAGGAGTGTCGTCGTGCGCTACTGGATAATCGCTGGGATGATCTCCAGCGCCTTACTAACGAGCTGCGGGATCTTTCGTCCAAGCCCTGAGCCACAGCCCTGTGACTGTGGCGTGGCGGAGAAGGAACTGCGGGCCTATACGTTGCGCTACCTGGACGCGCTGGAAGATGTCGGCAACCTCCGGCAAGAACTCAAGGCCTGCCAGGAACGGAGAGGACCATAAATGCTTGGGTCGTCGATCGCACGTGTCATCGCTCCACAACTGCCGGGATTCATCTCGGCCTTGGCGGACACGCCGAAGGTGCAGCTGCGCTTCATGAAACAGGAGCTCGGGCGAGGGTTGAAGCGCATCCGCAAGACCTTCATCCGGACGCAACTGCAAGGACCGCCGGGGATTCACGCCGGCTCGCTGGCGAAGGGCAAGAACATCTTTACGTTCGCCGGCGGGGAGAGCCGCGAGACGCTGGTGGGGAAGATCGGGATCTCGCGCATTCTGCATGTGCATGAGAAGGGGATGACGATCGAAGCCAAACCGGGAAACACGCTCTACATCCACGAAAAGGGTACGCGGAGGATTACGGCCGTTGCCAAGCGGGTAACGATCCCGTCTCGGTTACGGTTCAAAGAGTTGGTGGAGCATGAAGCGCCGGCGGTGTTCGTGAAAGTCGGCGAGGCAGGCAAACGCGCCGCCGAAGTGCAGTTGAAGAAAGGGTTGCTGGGTCGTGCGTGACAAGCTGATCATCACCACAACGCTTTCCGATGGCTCCATTCCGCAACGCAGGATCGTTGCTGTACGTGACGGAGCGGAGATGGACTTGTCTGGATTGATTACCCGCTTCAATTTGGATTATCCAGCCGATGACCTAGGGGTTATGTCCTTTCATGTGAGCATGCTTCAGGTCGAGCACCGGACGGTCGAGGGATAAATGGATTCAGTCCAAGAGCAGATCGTCAAAAAGATCGTGGCGAAACTGGCGCTGATCACCACGGCCAACGGGTACAGCAACACGATTGCCTCGGTGCAGCGGCATAATCTGGACGGAGTGGAGACGGTGAACGTCCCGACGCTGTTGGTCAAGGAAGGGGAATGCACGGCGGAGCTCGGGCGATCGGTGGCGCCGTCGGTGATGCGCCGGCAGGAGATGTTTGTGGTCATCATCACCACGCAGGATCCGCTGGATGCCCGGAGCGGGGGAGAAATCCTCAACAGCTTGATCGCCGATGTCGAACGATGCCTCTCGCAGCATCGCACGTGGGACGGCCTGGCGATCACGACGGATCCACCGGACTATTTTGAAACGGAGCTGGATGCGACGATGCCGCATCTCACGAAGGGGCTGCGGTGCAGTGTGCAGTACGAGCATTTCCGCAACGATCCGTATGGGCAAGCATGACACCGGAACGAGCCAGTGACGCGCTCTTTACTCGCCTGGTGGATTGGTTGCGATCGCAGGGCGTGGACCTGAATCAGGAGATCATCAGGCATGTGCTAGGGATTGTGAAATCAAAGGAGATGACCGACAAGACGAAATCATAGCTGCATTGCATTCCGCTACCTCGCACGCGACGTCAGCCACGCCTCACCGCCTCGCTGGATCGCCTCCCTGGAGCTTAACACTCAAGGAGGACGCACCATGGCGAGTTCAGCAATTCCTGCATACGGGACCTTACTCAAGCGAGAGACGACACCGGGATCCGGTGTCTACGCCAACGTGGCAGAGGTGCGGTCGATGACCGGCCCCAGCATGAAGGGCGACATCATCGACGTGACGACTCACTCGTCGGCAGCCTCGGGCGCCTGGCGGGAGAAAATCTCCAGCTTGCTGGATCCAGGCGAGATCACGTTCGCCATCAACCTCGTGCCGGCCTCCTCGGGGCATAAGGCGTTTCTCGCGGACTTCACCGGCCGCGTGAAGACGAAATTCAAATTCGTGTTCCCGGACGTGGGCCTCACCGAATGGTTGTTCGAGGGCTACGTGACCAACTTCGGGATGAAGGCGGAAACCGATGGTGTGCTGGAAGCCGACGTCACGGTGACGTTGACCGGCGCCCCGACGTTCCCGGCCTAACGGAGATGCACGTGGAGACGGACTGGATCAGGAAGGGGGAATGCAATGAATGCGGCGAGTGTTGCCGGCAGGCGACCAACTGCGTCGATGTCCTCATTCCGATCCAGCGCGTCAATGAAGCCTATGGGCGTGTGCGGTTCGGCGAGCCGATTCTCCCGGTCGTGCATGGGATCAGGCGACAGGAGACGGAGCAGACGGCGCTCCTGTTCCGCGCACGCGGGCCGGTCGTCATGCCGTGCCCCAAACTCGACGGCGATCGCTGCACGATCCAGGACACCAAGCCGCAGTATTGCCACGAGTGGCCCTATCAACCGGACGACGTAGAGGCCTTGAAATGTTCGTATTGGTTTGTGAATGAGAAGACCGGAGAGATCCGAGGGACGCCGGTCGTGACCCACTAAAGGAGGAGGACGACATGGGACGAGCGACACAGCCAGTAGTGACCCCGAAGGGACCGTATCCGACCTTGCAGCCGGCGGCAGACAGTTTGGACTTTGTGTTTACGGCCTGCGATGCCGTCAACTTCGATGAGTTCGCCTTCACGGGGCGCGAGCTCCTACTCGTGACGAGCACCGGCTCGTTCACGTTCACCCTGGAGAGCGTGACCGATGAGTACAGTCGGGTCGGCGACATTACGACCTATGCCCTCGCCGTCGGGGAGTTTGCCGCGTTTTGGTTTGGGGGCCGAACCGGATGGGAACAGAGTGGGGGCAAGGTGTTCCTTAAGGGCTCGAATGTCGGGATCAAGTTCGCCGTACTCCGGATCCCAGGGTAAGTAGACGTGGGACGAACCAGGGGGAGCCGGGCGGCTCCCCCTCCAGTCACAGAAAGGACGTGTGTGATGGATGAGCGAGGGAAGGGCGCGTTGACGCGCGAGCAGATTCTCGCGGCGAGGGATCTGCAGATCGAATCGCTGCATGTGCCGGAATGGGGCGGGACGGTCTACATCAAGAACTTGAGCGGCAAGGACCGTGATCGGTTTGAAGCCTCGCGGATCCGGATGCGGGACAACAAGGTGGAGATGGTCCACGACAATACGCGGGCCCGGCTGCTCTCGATGACCCTCTGCACGGAGCAGGGCGAGTTGCTGTTCTCGGCGGACGATGTGGAGGTGCTGGGGCAGAAGAATGCGACGGCGCTCGATAAATGTTTTGAGGTGGCCATGCGGCTCTCGGCCCTCCGGCCGCAGGATGCGGAGCAGAAACTAAAAAACTCCGAAGCCGCCCTAACCGTCAATTCCTCTTCCGTCTAGCCCTGGCCCTGGGGAAGACGGTTGAGGAGCTGTTGTCGTCGATCTCGTCTGAAGAGATCACTGAATGGGCGGCCTACTACCAACTGGATCCGTGGGGCGGGTATCGCGGCGACGTGCAGGCGGCGCTGATCGTCCATTGGATGGTCAAGCTCCTAGCCAAGAAGGGTACGGACATGAAGCTCTCGGATTTTGTGCTGCAGTTCGGGCTGGAGGAGCGCGAGCGCGGCATGAGTCAGCAGGAGATTCTCGACCATATTCGCAGCAGGATGAGCACGATCCATCATGGCTGATATTGGCTCTCTGATTATTCGGTTACAGGCGGACGGCAGCCAGCTCGAGCGGGCCTTTAATCAGCTCGGCGGATCGGCGCGTCAATTTCAGCAAGGGCTGAATAGTCTCAGTGGTATGCTCCAGACGGTGTTTGTCGCGGCCGCGAGCGCCGCCGTGGCCTTCACCATCCAGGCGGGCAAGACCGCCGAGGAAACCGAGCAGCTCGCGCAGAAGACCGGGATTGCGGCGGATTCGCTGGAAGGCATGACCGTCGTCATGGCCCGGAACGGACTGACCGCACAGAGTATGGCCATGGCCGTCAAGGGC